AAAATTAGCAAATGAATTATTAGTTGTTCGTGAACAATATGAGTCGGAAGAATTAACGAAAGAAGAGTATCAAACTATCGTTCAAGAAATTTGGCAAGTCAAAGCTGTTAAAGAATTATCAAATAATAAAAATGCATTTAGTTATATTGTATCTGCTGCTCAAGCCATGTATATGTTTGTCTAATTGAAAGAAACCAATGTTATCGTTATATAAAATACTATTGAAACTGTGTCAACTTCTAGCTTGGATTCTCGCATTTATTATAGTTCCAATATTTTCGGCTCTTTGGGTAATATGCACAGGATCGCTTGTCATAACATTTCAAATTCTACTAGTTCTTCACCCATCCCTTGGGCGAAGACTTGATCGGGTCTTTCAAACGAACTTTTTAGACCATTTATTCCCTACTAAATAACTTTTCTAAATCAATAACTTACGTAAACCCTACTTTTTGTAGGGTTTTTCAACATTTCGCTTTACTTTAATGCAAATCTAGCGTATAATAGTTGTATAAATGATGAAAAAGGTTACTATGAATGATTATATAAAAGGAATTACTGATGCTGGTGCTGACCTGTCTTCTGGTTGGCTCCCTGATAATTTTACTCTTGATTCTGTGGTTAATCAATTACGTGTTATGATTGGTGCTACTGATTCTTACATCGCTGGCTACTTGTCGGTTATCTATTCTAAGTGAGGGTTTAAATGGCTTCAGTAAAAAAACTATGGGAAGATATAAATTATCTTCTAGACACCACTAAGTGGTCATGTGATGAAATTGCAAATGCGTTAAAATGCCCGATTGAATGGGTAAATGATATAGTTGAACAAAGATGGAAGGAAGCAATAAGTGAATAAAATGAATGAGCAACAAAAAGAAATCCTATTGATTACTCAAGAGGAATGTGCTGAAGTAACCCAAGCGATTAGCAAGGTATTTCGATTTGGTATGGAAGATTCTTATAATGGTGAAACTAATAAAGCTCATCTAGAAGAAGAACTAGGTGACTTGATGTGTATGATTGACCTAGTGATCGATTCAGGTATGGTTAGTGAATCAGCAGTTATGGCAGCCAAAGCTGAGAAGATGAATAAACTACTCTATTGGACAAATATTTTTAAGGAAGTGGCTTGATACGATTTATCGAAAATGTCAGTAAGAGTGATGTGTTTCTAGGGCATCACTATGATGCTGGTCCAAATGCAATGTTAATTCGCATTCAAGATCCTGCTGAGGAGTTTGGCAAAATCAAATATCCCTTTAAAGAGGTATATGAGTTTGAATTTCTTGATGCTGAAGATAACGATGGGTTTGAAGAAGAATGCAAAATTCAAGATGAACAAGCTGAAGAGATTATTCATCTGTTACAACGTGCTTTAGAAAATAGAATGAATGTAGTTGTTCACTGTCACGCTGGTATCTGCCGTAGTGGTGCAGTAGTTGAAGTTGCAACGATGATGGGATTTACTCCATCTGATAGATATCGTCAACCGAATCTACGTGTTAAACATAAAATGATGAAAGTGCTGGGGTTGACATATGACTGAAGATCGTAAAATGATAATGGTTGCAGTATTAGAAGGTAAACTACCAGCTGATCGTGTAACAATGGAAGAGATTAATGAAGTTCAAGATCTTGTGTTTGAGTTGATTGCAGAAAGAGTTTCTCCATTTGCAACTCATGATACAATACAATAAATTTGCTTTGTAAGAGGATAACGTGTATAATAAGACTATGAGACCTAGAAATCCAGTTGCTAAGGATTTAAGAACACCAAAGTACCGCATGCGTACTGTGGAGTCTAAGGTTAAGTATATTCGTAAACCAAAACACAGAAAGGTAGATCATGGACTTGGAGTATGAACTTCACAGAGAAGGTTTAACACGATCAGTTAAAATCAAAAGTCATCCGTATGATTTGATTGAATTTACTATCCGTCAGAAACTTGTAAATGAAGTAGGGAAAGAAATTACCAATAGTGGTCATACATCTTTCTTTCAAACTAAAGAATTCATTGAGTTCTTTGGACCTATAATTAATGAAATGAAAGTGAGATTAGATAATGGCATTCCAAACAGTATTCAAGAATGAAAAAGAATTCGAAGAGTTTAAAACATGGACACTAGGAGTTCTACACGATGATAATGTCAAAGACTTGTGCGTTACTTTTACCAAAAAAGATGGTACTGAAAGATCAATGCAGTGTACCCTCGTTGAGCGAAGAATACCTTCAGACAAGACCCCAAAAACCGAAAGCGAAACTACCACGTCTAATGGATCCGCAGTTCGTGTCTTTGACACAGAAAAATCCGAGTGGAGATCTTTCCGCTGGGACTCAGTAACTAAAGTGGAGTTTTCATTATGATTAAATTAATTCTTTGGTTGGCACTTATTATTACCATTATTATTATTGGACCACTTGCAACTATCTGGTCTTTAAACACTCTATTTCCAGTTTTAGATATTGCATTTACCTTTGAGACATGGTGCGCAGCATTGATTCTTGGTGGTGCAATTAGTGGAACAACTGGTCTTTCATTCAAACAATAAGGATATATTATGGCAGTGAATACAGCAAAACGTAGAGCAGCAACAGCAAAAGCTGAAGCAATCATGAAAGGTGATGAGCGAGTACTCTCACAAGATTATTATATGCGAG